TTTCGGTTGATGTTATCTCTGATAGCAGTTAGTTCGGGTAACACCGCCCGAACCGTTAGTGATTTCTCCGCTTCCTTCATGTTGTTGTAGGTAGCGGCATCCGTATTACCCAGTAACACCGGAGGTACACCGTATATTGAACATAGGGCCTCCTTATCCCATTTCTCGGCTTCAATCAGTTGCAAGTCCTTTGCAGGTAACCCAATTTGCGCCCATCCTACTTTGTAACCCGATACGGCTGCGCTGCCATGCTTTGCGGCCCCTGTGTTAGCTGATATTTGCATCTTGAGTGCCTGCGCTTGTTCGCTGCCGGATAATGGGTCAAAGCGTTGGTCATCCATGTATAGAACGCCTAACGGTCCCATGTTGTCGAACATCGCAACAGATGCCTCCTTGCTTGCATTAGAACGTGTCAGTACCTTAGATGCTGCCCTAAGCGGTGATAATCCGTACAACTGCCCTCCGGTCGCATTCCATTCGGGGTTGAAGTATTTATCATGCAGAATCTCAATAGTATTGAAAGGGATATACTGCCCGTAGTAAAGTTGATAGGCTACCTTCTTAGGTGGGAACTGCTCAATATCTACTTTAATAGCCATGTACTGCGATGGCAACATATAAAGTTCTAACGGCTTGCCCCTGTTTACTGATTCCTCCCCGACCTGTTTTGCATACATGAATGCGTTACCTGTTATCTTCTTAAACCCTACCCATTGTTCGATAATATCGCTCCATGTATCTTCGCTATTCGGGTATTTGAGTAGTTCATTCAGTCGGACATCACCTTCGTATATTTCGAACGCTTCCTCTTTCAGTTCTTTCAGTTTGGCATAATCAGTAATCGCATCCGGTTGCTGCATCTTTGCCATGTAGCGCTTCTGTGCTGCTTTATTCTTAACACGGTAAACAAACCAAGGCGCAACCTTTGCTTTTTGGGTTATTAGGGTAATGATGGCGTATACTAAATCATTGCCTATGTAACTATCCCTAACTAATTCTGATTGGTTTTGCCCATCCCATGTAAGGAGTCCACGTTCAACAGATACCTGCACAGGCATCTTAACAGGTGCTGCCTTGCGATTGAGGAAATCGAATAAACCCATATTTAAAAGATTTATACAAAATTACACCGAAAACCCTTACCATACCGCCACCTTGAACGCTGGCTTATGTAGGTGGGTGAATATGGCATAGCGCATTGCATCAAGGGCATCATCTGATTCTTTCACAGGCTCATCAATTACATTATCGTTTTTATCCTTGCGCCATTTGTACGATTGCAGTTCACGAATGATGTCCTTACTATCCTTATGCACGAATAACGGGTATGATTTCACTTTCAATATCCCTGCCCATACTTCCTTGTTTGCAGTTTGTGCATTGATACCGCCCCTGTATAGTTCCTCAATGCTTTTCGGTTCGGCAGCATCGCAGTACACGGGCTTGCGGTCGCTGATATGATCCTTTACTTCCCTGCTTATTTCAGATGGGGTTAATCCGGATTTGTAAATCAGTTGCTTTACATAATTTGCCCCCTGGTAATGGCATACCTTGACAAGCGCAAGCGGATGCACATAACCGAAGTCTAATCCATAGAATATATCGCCCCCTTCGGGTAACTCATCTGTTATTTGCCATTGGGTATAAATAATCTCCTTCGCAGCGCCACGCTCACCCAGTCCGTACACCTTCCACATGAAATCATCGGGTAGTAGTTTGTAGCTTTCAATCGTGTCTATCTGAATCTGCGAAAGGTTGCCGAGGTTATTAAGGTAGGTCGAATGTATGCGTTTGTTAATCGGGTTGTCCGATACTTCATACACCCATGATACGAAATCGGCAGGATTCCAGTCTAAGAATATCTTACCCGTTGTACGCATCGCCAGTTGGTCGAATAACGCCTTACGGATTAGGTTGGCTTCATTAACAAATAGTATATCCCTACCGGGCCCACGTGCCTTGCCCTCATCTTCTAACCCGAATAGTTCGATGTAGCTGCCATTATCAAATCGGTATATGAAATCGGTGTAGCTGAATTTCTTATCATCCCATAGATGCCATTCTTCCATAATGGTTTTGAAATCCCTGTATGCACCACGTTTAATGTGAGGTAAGGAGTGCGATACAATAGAGATGCGGATGTTTTTAGCATTCTTATCGGCTGCAATGGAGATAAGGAGTTGTACTATGCTATAGGACTTACTACTCCGGCTGCCGCCCTCATTACAGATTATAGGCGCATCGCTTTTGTATGCTGCTACGTTTTCGTAGAATACGGGGGTTGCTCTAATCTGTTTTAATTCCACAGGTCTTAAATTCGTTTAACGTACAAAACTCTTCTTTAGTCTTTTGTAAAGTTGCGTAAACATTCCACCCATCAGTAGTATTGCCCATAGCAGCAACGCTACCAACATTGATAAGGTTATAACCGCAGATTGCAGCCAGATTACGATAGAACTCTTCGGTGTAGTAGTTGAATCCATGTCCGGGCCAGTTGCCTGTTTTTGGGTTTTCGGAGATGATATAACCTCCGAGTTTAACAAGGTTGTGTTTGTTTTTCCAGCAGTTGTATATGGCTTTGATGTCATGCTTGCCGTTTGTGCCAACGTGTTCGCTCGTTCCTGCATCCACCAGTAAATCAAACTGCTTGCTAAATTTGTGTAATCGGGATAAGTCCAACGGGGTGCTTCCGTTCTCACCCGAAATATCAATGGCTTCGTAATCTTTGCCTGCATAGTAACTGTCTTTAGTGTAAGGTGCGGGTAATGGAACCCGGTAATCGTTTTGCGCTCCTAAATCTACCACCGATTGAACGATAGGCAGGTAGGGGTCTATTATGCGTGTTGTTTCGTGTGTGTAGCCCATATTATTTCTTTAGATGTACCACAATATCCCTGTGGTCGGGTGTTAGGTTACGGCTTACTATTTTGAATTTATGCTTCATTATATCAACCGTTCTGTCATCTTGGTAAAAATGCCCGATTAACATTCTATCCCCTAAATTGTACTTGCTCCAATCATCGAAGTCGGGGAAGTCTGCTTTCAGTTTATCAAAGTTACTAATCATTATCACACAATCACTGCCCTTTTTCATCACTCTGTAAATAGATTGCAGATACTCTTTGATGGCATCATTTGAGAAATGGCAAAACACACCGTAGCTAAATACGAAGTCGATTGAGTTGTCCAGTATGCCTGTGCATTTGTAATCTTGGTTATCTAATTCCTTGTATTCTAAATTATGGTATATCACTCCGGCATGTAGGGGAATAACATCAATACCGATAACCTTACTGAAAGTATGCGATAATTCTTTAGTAAATACACCTCCGCCGCACCCTATTTCTAAACAGGTTTCAACACCACCAAACGGATAGATAATTCGGTTAATTACTTCCTGTATGCCTATCCCATAGGTAAACGCTTCGTAATATCCGCTCTTACCCCAAAAGTTAATGAATTGCTCTTTGGTGAAGTCCATAACTAATCCTTTACCCCCCAGTTAATAAAATAAGGTTCAACAGGTAGATAGTGCCGATATGCTAACCCTCCGTAAGGTTGCACCGGAATCCCTGCTAAGTTCATCAATCCGGATAATAACGCCTGGTCATGTCGGCTGCTGATATATTGCGGATTAACTGATTCATTGTGATGAAAGCAATTCTCCTTCGCTCCCTTTATCCATTTTTCAAAGATAGGCATAGTCTTGGGGTGGTCAAAGTCAAACACAATGCAACACGCCATAATTTGATACATGGTAATCACATCCCTATAGCTATTTAGCCCTAAGAACTTGATTTGATGGTCGGGTATGTACTTGTGAAGTGGATGCCCCTCGTTGTTCCATGCTACTATCCCATGTTCGGCTGCTAACGCCCACAACGGATCGGGATTCTGGTGTACCCGGATTGTGGAATCGCACCAAATAATTTTCCGGTATCCCATCTCAAGTGCCTCAGCAACCATAAACGGCTTGAACTGATACGGCATATTCTGGTGATTCCATGACTTGCCCCATCGTTCGGTATCAGGCCAGTCTCCGAGGTGAATCTTGCGCTCAAGGTATTCATCCACATACCCATCCACACTACGAAGGTGGGTATCATAGTCGGGTGCCTTGCGGTCTATACTTCTGATTAGTCCTAATTGCGCCTCGTTGTAGTTCTCCCTGCCTGTGGATGATAGGGATACGATTACTTTACCGGATGTTTTCATATTACTTTTGTTTTTCAAAATAGAACAACCCTTCAAATGGCTTTATATCAATCATTCCATAATCAACGGCTACATTGTTAATGTATATGTTTTCAAGTCTTTTATGCAGCCCTTTCATAGATAACCTAAACTGCTCCACATTGTCTGCTCTTTTGTAGTGGTTACAACTTCTACATGATGGCATAAGATTACTGAAATCGTGTATGGTATCATCATTTGCAGACCATCTTGGTTTCATGTGGTCAACCTGCATTTCTTTTATCGTTATTTCCTTGCCACAATAACCACAATGACCATTATATTTTTGATGCACCTTTATTCTATCTACCTTGCCCATATTACATTTTCTAAGTTAGTTAATAAGCACTTCGTTAACCCTGCCTTATTGCAGTAATCTTTGATAAGGTGAAATAAATCTACATTACCATTATGTTCAATGCATACCATCTGCGTATGCTTGAGGTTAATCTGTTCTAATATCTCGAAATCCACGCCCTCGGCATCGATAGAGATGAAATCAAAGTATTTGAATGGGGAGTTCTTAATTAGGGTGTTGTAAGTCCATACCTCTGTCATTCGCTCTTTAAACTCCGTACCCGGCCAGCGTTTGGTTTCAGTACGTTTGATTGTACTAAGCAGCGATACATCCCCCTTGCCCAAATGATTGCCCATCTCATGGAACGTACAATGGCCATCCGTTTCGCCTATTGCTACGTTGAACTTATGTACCATAGGATTGGCTAAGATGCGGTTGAACGCTTCCTCGCTCGGTTCTACAAGTACCCCACTCCAACCCTGTAGCTGCAGGGCGTAGGTATTGGATAGGGTAACGCCATCGTTTGCCCCAATGTCAAGGAAAAATCCTTTGCGGGATTGGAAGTAGGCGAGGATTATATCCTGTTCGTTATTTTGGCTATATCTCATTTGCCGTAGGTTTCGGTGTAGTATTGTTCAAATGGTATGCAAGTGTTCACTCTACTATCATCCCATGTGTTTCCATGCTGCTGCTTTTCCATTTCTTTGGCTTGTAGGTATGTTTCTTTAAGAATTCCTTTTGAATAAAAAAACTCTAATGGTAATACCGATATTGCTTTCTCAAACATTATGTCTACCGCAGTCTGTTGTGCCATGTTATTTGTTTGTTGTTACTAATAATGTAAATGTGTCACCTTCATAACGAATTCTGCCATTCACTTTAAATTCAGCAGTCATATTGGTTGTATCTATCTCAATAAATTCAACACATTGTTCAATTAACCCACCAAATGAACCAATTTCTTTACACAATTCTAATGCTTTATCAAATGAAATCACTTCTCCTTTGTATAATTGTTCTTCCTCTTGGCTAAAACAATTAGATATATTACGAGTAATTGTAGCAATTAATGTCTGTTGTGCCATAGGTTATTGATTTTTTATAAATTCATTTCTAATATCAGCTAATTTTTCACAAGCAATTCCATGATTACTGTGTTCTAAATTAAATGATGGGTTAAGTAAAAATTCTGTTACTTTAATATTGTAATCAGTTATATCATTTTTTCTTTGCTCTTTTTCCATTTGTTTGGCTTGTATGATTAGTCTTGCTTCTTGTTCAAGATAAAACTTAATAGATATTTCTCCACCTCTTAACTTTAACCTTAGTTTCCATAGTTCATTATCTAACCACTCTACCGCAGTCTGTTGTGCCATGTTATTTGCTATAATTTAATTTATAATACTCCTCCCCTGTCATTTCCTTAAAGTTAGGTTTTGATGCCCTAATTATCTTTCTGCCGTGCGCCTTTGCTATCTGCTCTGCAAACATTTGATTTGCCTGGTTAACTATCTCCTGTTTCTTTTCGTTGTATGCCTTCCATCCCAACTCACTACATTGCTTTTGAATTTCGCTTAGCTTATCAGATAACCATTGTGTTGCAGGTAATTGCATGTTACTTGTTTGTCCTGAATTGATAATGATATAACTCCTTCTCAATCTTCACCTCTGTCTTAATCAGCCCGGCATTGTGTATAGCAGTAGCCCACGCATAATCTTCCCCAATACGGATATCCATGAAAGGGAATGCCAGCGCAATCTCCCTGCGTATGGGTACGATATGGTTAGGGTAGCGGTAATAAGCCCCGCCCTTCGCCTCATAGCCGTAATCCTTTGATATGTACCACTTACGCTCATCCCTGCCATCTGTGGTCATTGTACCGTTAAATACGATAGCATCGGGATTACTCTCGGCTGCCGTTAGTATGTCTTTAACGTATGTACTTGCAACCATGTCATCATCATCCACAAATACCACGTACTTTCCTGTGCTACGTTGCAGGAGTATATTTCTCTTTCTTCCCGTACTCATAGTACCATTATCCGATTCAGTTAGAACTTCAACCTCCGGTGTACGTTGCGGTGTAAGTACCTGTAGCAACTGCGATAGGTAGCCGATGCGTTGGGGTAGGGTGCAAATGAGGATGGATAGGGTCATAGGTGCTAGTTAATATGCATAAATTTTAAATCTGCAATGGTGGTAATTGTTCCATTCTTCTGTATCAAAATCAAAATATCTAACATGACCAGAGCCATCTAGCATACAAGTAAAAAATCTATCTTCGTTTACTTTAATTACTTTTACCTTATACGGCTTTGATACTTTACTTCTTTTGGCCGGATAAACTATTAATATAGTACCCACTCTTATTGTATAGTGTGCAATATTATCACGAACAGGAACTATTTTACCATAAAACCATGATGCTAAACTCATACATTCTGTTTTGGAAATCCGGCTTTACTCCTCCGGATATAGGTTATCTCATCCGCTCTATAAAACGATTGAGTATGATTAAGCAGCGCATCTACAGGCTCACCAGTCCATGCCGGGTGGTAGTGGTCAAATATCCGCTTATCTACGTATTTATACGCATTTATCTGCTTCGCCACATCCATAGCCTCGTTATCGCACCAAAGGGATTCATATTGGGGGTGGTAGATGTACCCGAACCGCTCATAGTACGTGCGGCCCATGATACTCATCGTTGGCAGTAGGTGATTAACCCTGCCATCGGGAAAGTGAATGAATAGGTCAAGGTTGCCCTCAAAGGCGTTGATAATGTCAATGTCATAGCCCTGCTTTAGAAATCGCATATCATCGCTCATATTCACAACTATATCACCCTGCCATCCTTCCATACCCCGGTTGATGGCGTGTACCTTGCTTTTAGACTTGCCCATGTTGATAAACACATTTGGGAACTTTAGCAAGTCGGCTAACTCATTTGAGTTGAGTGTAACGGTATCATCATCATCAACCGTTAATCCAACCGTGTACTTCTTAGAATGTGAATATGCCTGAATGGTAGCGAATGCGGCAGCCATCTTTTCGGGCCGGCTACGTGTTGCAAAGTTGTAATGTATGTGCATGGTGTCCGAGCGTGTTTCACAAAGATAGCAAATATCTTTGGAGTGGTTCATCTGAAGCCTACACTTTTGTTTTCCACAATAAACACACAATTTATACAATCGGGTGGGATTTGGTGTCGGGGATAATCTGAATGATGGTGGTCGGCATTGGGTTGTCGGGATCATTGGCTACCTGTAGCGGGATGAGTTTGGATGCCAGGCGGTAAAATTCGGTTGGGTTCGATTCTGCCCATGTCATAATGTTTGCCGAGGGTGATTCCTGCAATAACTCAAACGCATAGGCAAAATGTTCCCTCACCGATTTGGTAGCCTTGTTCGGTGAACCCTTCGGCCTACCATTGGGATTGTTAGTATGTCCTTTCTTTGGCACTCTGTAGAAACTTGTTGTTTACAAAGGTACTCACTTCTCACTCAAACCACCAAATTCTCAGATATTCCATGTCAAATTCTCACGTAACACATTGATAATGAGTGAATTCTTCAATATTCTCAAATTCTCACTCACCTCTTGTATAGTATGGTATTAGATATATAAATATATAGAATTATTATTTTCTTTAAATTCTCGAGCAAGTGAGAATATGGGCAGTTAGCCTATGATAATCAATAAGTTACAAATTCTCAGTAGGTGAGAATATTGAGAATATGAACTATACTTAATTAGGTATAATGTTGACTATTACCCCCAAATTGGGCGTAAATGCGTATAAAAAACCCCCGATGTAGAAACACCAGGGGAAACCAAAACACCACATGAAATATTATTTCAGTTGGTTATGTATTGTAACCAACTACATTTTCTCATACTGCCCATGCGCAACCCTCTTTACCACCCTTGCAAAGTCAGCCCTCCGAATCGCATTAAAAAACCTCTTAGGCTTAATATTGAATCTCAGGCATAGCAAATCTACCTCCTTTGTTGTGAACTTAGGCGGTAGGTTATCTACCAATAGGCGCAGGTCAGCAGGAAGTCCGGATTCCGTTTCAGCACATAACTCACTAATTATTGATATAGTACTCTCCGCATAGTACCTATACAGGTTATATGCTTTGTTGACTATTTCCACCGTTATAACGGGTTTTAGTACGTTTTGGCATATACTTACCACATGGCACATTCGTGGGAAGTATGCCGACATTTTAGCTTCAGCACCCATTATGTATTGTTCCGCCTTACCTGCCATCCGGCTATTCGCATCCGCTAAATTCTGCCTGTAATATTTCGTGTATAGTGTTTTGGCTTCCGGTGTAATCTCAATCCGTATGGGCGCACAATCCCCGGCTGCAAATTCTTTGTTAATGCGGTAAAGGTGAGTAACAAGTTCCTTCCACTCTTTACACATTTGCCGGCCACCGCTGAACGGGTCGGCATCTTCATTCAGTTTAATGTAATCGGATTTTATCATAAGGAAACGGCTTGCGAATCCCGACTGAATCTTGTCAGCCCCGAATATGTGTGCTAACCTTGATGGCTGCGTACCCATCAAAAGGGATATGTTAAGTGATTTAACTACCCTTTCTTTCTCCCGATCCGCTCTAATTTGGGTGTACCTGCCTCCGGTGAATGCTTGGGTGAAAAATGAAATGGCATCGTTATTCGCTTTGTGCGCCCCTGCATTGAGGATAGTTTCCGCTTCATCGTGATATACACCCATCCCTGCTTCCTGGTCTTGCATTAGGGCGATATATCCCTCCGTTGTGCCATCTACTGCGAATGGGTGAAACCTCTTAGGCTTGGGTTTGCTGAATGATTCTTTGTTGACATTTGCGGCTGCTTTCTCAAGTAGCCAATTATCCATAGCTAATTTGTAGGCTGCATCTTCTGATTTCAGCAGGTCGGCCAAAGGTTCCTCACACATTGCCTTGAATGCCGGAGTTTTACCAACCGATACCGGGGCAATCATAATAGCAAATACAATGTTTTTTACATTGTGGAAGTCGGATGTATAGCAGTTCCCTGCAAGCGATGAGATAGTCCATATTCCGGCGGTTGCAAGAAACTCCGGGCATAGGCTCATTTCAGTTGCTACTTCATGCAGCGAATTGTTAATAAGTTGTGGGAAAATACTATACGGATAACCCTGTTCTACAGGTTCGATTCCTATGTGTTTGAGTACCGAATCCCAATCTCTGCCGAGATGATAGAACAGAATAAACGATGGCGGAAGGCACCAGACAGGATACTGCTCTTTATTGTGCCAATGGGGAAAGTTACTCATGGATGCCGAGAATATCATTACTCTGCGAGCGTTGTAATACACCTTAGCGGATATGCCGGCCGAATCACTACCCTTGCGGCGGTAGGCTTGGAATTTATCATTCTTGCCGTACTTGTAGCCCTGTATAGGCAGCAGCCCTATTGATTGCAGAATAGTGTCGAACGCTTCATCCGTAATGGACTTGTCAAATTCTGCCAACTGCGATTCATACCCTGCCGGGTAGCTGATTGCTTTCTTACTCGGATCGTACTTCGGCTTATACTCGTTAAAGTATTGTGAAACTTCAATCAGATAGTTATATTCCGATTCGGTTAGTTCCTGCACATCTTGCATACTTTGGTGAAACTCTGTATAACCGGGTGTTGGATAGGTATAAACTACAGGGCCATTGGAATACAAAGCAATCACCTCGTTACCCTCCGGAGATTCGGCAAGCGGTGTTTTGCTCGGTAGTGCTGCGTAGTTCAGCCATACGTGATACCCGGCGTTGCGTGTTTGCTCAATGAAAACCTTACTGAATATCTCTGGGGCCTCGTTGGTTATAATTGCCATCCACTTGCTGAATAGTTCTTTATCCTTAGTATTCTTTAGGTCGAAGTCAAGGCATCCGTAGTTATTGCCTGTAAGTATCATTAACCCATTATCTGTAGGTCGCAGGTGCAGGTCATCCGGATTACTCCAGTTGCGATGTGATACGGGTTGCTTTGTTGCGCTATCCCATTGTATGGGGATGACTTTGAGGCCGAGTGATTGGTAATCGGTGTATTGGTGCATTAGGTATTATTAGAATAGTAATGTTTGGGCTTTCTCTAATATTGCAGAGTTAAGATTCTTTTTTGCTAAATCAAAATAACTTTCCTTTAGTTCAAATCCTATCCCTTTGCGTTCCATCTTTACTGCCTGATAAACTTCACTACCAATACCCATAAACGGAGTAAATACCGTATCCCCTTTATTGCTATACAAATGTATCAATCTTTCAATAGTATCTAACTGCAAAGGGCATATATGCTTTTCATCATTTTCATCCCTGCCATTACGATAGCCCTGTAATGTATTACCATAATCAATATCCATCCATACAGGAGATGCATACTTTTGCCAAAGGTCAACAGGTATATCAGTATTAGTTACCGGATTGCATCTTTCCCCATCTTTTCTAAAAATCATTACATAATCCGGAATACCAAC